ACCGAAAAAGATTTAACATTTACAACTGAGACAGTTGGTGTTACAACATTAGGTGTAGTGGGTGAAACCTTAAAAGGTCCAGCGTTCCAACCAATGTTCATCAGAAATTTCGATGAATTTAAGACTACTTTTGGTGGTACTAATCCAGAAAAATTTAAAAATACACAAATTGTTAAGTACGAATTACCGTACATTGCAAAACAGTATTTGACACAATCAAACCAATTGTATGTAACAAGACTTTTAGGTTTATCTGGCTATGATGCTGGTATGGCTTGGGTTATTAAGACATTAGGTGCAATTGATGAATCAACTTTAACACATACTGGTGTTACTCAAACAACAATTAATTTTCAGTTTGATACTGATGATAATACTTTCTATATTACTGGTGTTTCTGGTAATACAGATTTAATTGAATATATCGCTACCGCAACTGGTGTTGCTGAAACTGATTTTGACACGGTATTTAATCAGTTCTTCACAAGTATTGGTGGTTATAATACACAAGATTTTTATATCGGTAACGCTTTATATTGGGGTCTTTTGACTCAAGATATGGACGATGATTTAACTGTTGATGCGTCTGGAAACGGTTTGACCCCAACTTACATTGATGCATATGAATTACCATTCACAGTCCCAACTGCTGATAGAGATGCTTATGTGTTAAATAATGAGTTAGTGTATAACACAGCTACTCAAACATATAACGGACCTTCATTTGCTTTATATTGCCATACATTTACATCTGCTGGTGCACACACAATTAACGGTGTTTTAGAGTTATTCACTGTTGATTTAACGGCTGATCCATTCATGGAAGGTCATAACAAAAATGTTGCAACTGTAAGAAGTAGAGGCTCTTATACTTCAGATATATTAGGTTATAAAGTTAATTCATTGGATATGGTTGCCCCAGCAGAGGTTGTTAACAATCCATACTTAGCTTTTGATTTAACTGGTACGACTGCAAACCCAAGTGGTAGCACATTCTCATACACAGTTTCTTTAGATAGCACAAAATCTAATTACATTAAAAAAGTAATTGGTACAACGCCAAACAATAAAGATTCTTACATCTACGTTGAGGAAGTTTATGACGCTTCTTTAAAATTAGGTAGATTAAGCGGTAAAATTAAAGGTTTATACAGTGAATTAACATCAGTTAATGATTGGGATCACTACAGATTCCAGTATCAATCACCAGTAACTCCTTTCTTCGTATCTGAATTAAGAGGTGGTTTACCACAAAGATTGTTTAGATTAATCTCAATTTCTGACGGTTCTAACGCTAACACTGAAATCAAAACTTCAATTGCTAATGTTGACTTATCTAAGAAAACATTTGATATTTACGTTAGATCATTTAATGATACAGATGCAAATATTTCTGTACTTGAAAAATTTGTTGATTGTACAATGGACGAGTCATTAGATAATTTTGTTGGTAGAAAAATCGGTACAATCGATAACAAATACCCACTTAAAAGTTCTTATGTTGTACTTGAAATGGCTATAAACGCCCCTACAGATGGTGTTCCAGCTGGTTTTGAAGGGTATGAATTTAGAACAAATGGTGTTAGCGGTTACACAGCTACAGCTGTTCCAGAAATACCATTTAAACTTAAATATTATGCACCTGGTGATACAATTTATAACCCACCATTTGCTAACGCTACAGTTTCTAGTGGTGATGTAATAAGAAAACATTACTTAGGATTCTCAAGCCAATTTGGTTATGATAAAGATTTATTATTATTCAAAGGTAAAATCAGTACTTTAGGTGATAACGCTTATAACACTGGTGATGATTACTCAACAAAAACAAAAGGTTTCCACATGGACATTAACGCAAGTAGTGTTATTGACTCTGTGACTGGAGAACAAGTTTTTGCTGTTGGTGTGGCTTCATTTATTGATCCTATCGTTGTTGATGGAACATCAACTCACCCATACAATAACATGAGAACAAGAAAATTCACAGCTTTATTTTCTGGTGGTTTTGACGGTTGGGATGAGTATAGAGTTAACAGAACAAACACAGATGACTACAAAATTGGTAGAACTGGTTTCGTAGCTGGGTTATTCGACACATTTACAAACGTTGAATATGCTGAGTTATTTGGTACTTCTGATTACTATGCTACAATGTATGGTATCAAAACATTCCAAAACCCAGAAGAAACTGCTATTAATATCTTAGCTACACCTGGTATTGATATTTTAAACAATACAGACTTGGTTAGAGATGCAATTGAAGTTGTTGAAGAGAAAAGATTAGACGCAATTTACTTACCAACATTACCTGATATCAAGTTGTTAAACAATAACAACCCTTCAGATACTGAAAGCTGGTACTTTGCTGAAGATATTGTTAGTGAATTAGAAAATACTGACATTGATTCTAACTACACTGCGGTTTATTACCCTTGGATTCAAATCACAGATACAGACAATAACGCAAACTTGTATATCCCACCTACCGCTGAGGTAGTAAGAAATATGGCTTATACTGATAACGTAGCGTTCCCTTGGTTTGCAACTGCTGGTTACAATAGAGGTTTAGTGAAATGTAACAGAGCTCGTATCGTTCTTGATCAAGAAGCAAGAGACGTTTTATATCCAGGAAGAATTAACCCATTAGCGACTTATTCAGACGTTGGGGTTGTTATCTGGGGTAACAGAAACTTACAAATTAAATCAAGCGCTCTTGATAGACTTAACATCAGAAGATTGTTATTACAAGCAAGAAGATTGATCATGAGTGTATCTAAGAGATTATTATTTGATCCAAACGATACTACTGTTAGAAATCAATTCTTGTCATTGGTTAACCCAATTTTGGATAACATCAGAAAAGAAAGAGGTTTAACAGACTTTAGAGTTAGCGTTGCAATGGACGTTGAAGATAACGATAGAAATACTTTAAAAGGTAAAATCTTTATCAAACCAACACCTACTTTAGAATTCATTGAACTTGAATTTACAGTAACTCCACAAAACGTATCATTCGATAATATATAATAAAATTGGGGGTGCCTTAAAAGTACCCCCATATTTTTTACCGTAGGTTATTTTCAGCTAACGGTTAAAAAGAAAGTAACAAAGAAAAAGTAATATATAGTACATATATAGAATAGAATATAATTAGTATTATATTATAGTACTATATGAATAGAGTACTTTGGTTAAGACCCTTAACAAAAATAATATAAAAAATGCAAAAAGTCAAGTATTTCAAAATATTTTTTTAAAAAGGTGCACAAAAGCAAAAACAAAGATATTTATTAATAAACAATAAAACAAAACTAAATAAAGAAAAAATATGGCTAACTTATTAATGAAAATGCCTGTTCCTTACGAACCAAAAAGAAAGAACAGGTTTATTTTAAGATTCCCAAGCTCACTTGGAATTAACGAGTGGTTTGTAATCTCTACGTCAAGACCAAAAATTGCAATAAACGAAGTTGAGATTCCATTCTTAAACACTTCTACTTGGGTAGCTGGTAGATTTACATGGGATGCTATTGACGTTACGTTTAAAGATCCAATTGGTCCTTCTGCTTCACAAGCATTAATGGAATGGGTTCGTTTACATGCTGAGTCTGTTACTGGTAGAATGGGTTATGCCGCTGGTTACAAAAAAGACATAGAATTAGAAATGCTTGATCCAACAGGTGTTGTTGTAGAAAAATGGATCCTTCAAGGTACATTTATGACCAACGTTGACTTTGGATCGTTAGAATACAGCGATGACGAAATCGCAGATATCACCGCAACATTGAGAATGGACCGTTGTATATTGGTTTACTAAGATTTGCAATTACTTTTTACAAAGAGGGGACGCTATGCGACCCCTTTTTTTTTATCCATTAAGCAATTTGCTGTGTTTTCCGATAAAAGTGTTAATTTTTTCCGTTAAGACGGTTTGAGTTTCCAACTCATGTTCCCAAATGACCATTAAGGTGTATGCGGGGTCAAATTTGACGATTTTAACCTTGTACTGATCATTCTTTAAGTTTCTTCTTTGGAAGGCGTATTTGGGCTCTGGATTGTGTTTTTTGCAACAATGGAAAAAACAACCATGTGTTTCAACCAAAATGTTATGTTCAGTCAACAAAAAATCAAATTCTCGTTTTTTAAAGACAAAATGTTGTTCAAACTTTATACCCAAACTCGTAAGTATTTCAGCAAAAGATACTTCAAGATTAGAAGTACCACCCATTTTTTTAAATAATTTTCCAATTTTTCTTTTCTTTTTGGCCATATGTGCGTATTATTATAATAAGTACCGTCAAAAAACGAGTAAACCGTAAATTTTAAAAAAAATACTGTTTACACTATTTAATAATGTACTATAATTAATTTAAATAAATAAAATATGGATAACGGACAACAAGTTTACTTTGAGCCAGCACATGACGTGATTAGCTTACCTTCAGGTGGTAAATTTTACAAAAACAAAAAAGATACCATCAAGGTTGCTTATATGACAGCGGCTGATGAGAACATTCTAACATCACCAAACTTATTACAAAATGGTAAAGTTTTAGATGTTTTATTAGAAAAAAAGATTTTAGATAAAGACATCAAAGCTGGTCAATTGTTACCAGGCGATAGAAATGCTATTATCTTCTTTTTAAGAGCAACAGGTTATGGTGAAATCTACCCAGTAGAATTAACTGACCCAAAAACAGGTGAAAAATTCACAGAGGATATTGATATTAGTCAATTACCAACAAAAGAAAACACTTTACAGCCAGATGAAAATGGTGAGTGTTCATTTACATTACCAAAATGCAAGAAAACGGTTAAATTTAGATATTTAACATCTGATGAAGATGATAAATTGGTTAAAGAAGACCAATCAAGAACCAAGAAAATGGGTTCAAATGCTATTAGTCAAGTTATGACTCTTAGATTACAAAGCCAAATCACAGAAATAGATGGTATTAGAGAGAAAGCTGCTATTGCACAATTTATCGATACCATGTCACCAATGGATTCAGCTGAGTTCAGGAAGCATTTATCTGACAATGAACCAGGTCTTGATTTGACCATCAATATACAAGCTCCAAGTGGAGAGTTTTTTTTTGGTGAACTTCCTATTACAGCCAAATTTCTTTGGCCTTACGTATGAGTATAGGAACCAAATGATGTATGAGTCATACATTTTGGTTAAACACGCAAATTTTACCTATGCTGACGTAATGGCAATGCCAGTTTTTGAAAGAAGGAAATTTATTGATATCTTGATGGAAGAAAACGATAAGATAAAAGAAGCAAGAGAAAGAGAGATGAATAAGGCGAAAGCTAGAAGATAAATAAAACCCACTATCAAGGTGGGTTTTTTGTTTTATTCGATATTTATATTAAAATACGTTTATGAAAAAATACATTATAACAGAAAACCAATTTGAAAAACTTGTTAATAAGTTGGATGAAAGAGTTGAATTTGAGGATTTACCTGATATTAAAAGTTCGGACCCAAAAAAAACGGATGCTGAATATACTAAAGAAATTGAACCATTGTCATTTCAAGAGTTTTTAGCTAAAGATAATGATATTAAAGCTAACGTTACCGCTAACGTTTCTGCTAATAGAGCTTCGGCTAGTATTGATAAAGTTGAAGATAATTTATTAGCGATTGCTGGTAAACATCATAAAGGTATATACTCAAATCTTAAATATGATGATAATGTTTTGGGTGTCGCAGAAGATTTATCACTTATTATATTAACAATAGCTTATTTTATTGATAACAAAAAATATTCAGATGTTAAAATTAAATATGAACGAAATCTTGATTTTTTAAATAAAAAAAATTTACAAGGTATTTTAGGTAACGATAGTTTTAAAAATACAAATGTTACTATACAGATAAATCCAAATGACCCTAATGATGTTAAATTAAATACCGATAATGATACAGTGGTCGCACATGTAAATAAAGAAAATCCACCTAAAACAAAAAAAATTGAGTTTAATAATATTTCTGGGTCAACAATCGATAAAATCATAGATTATTTTAAAAATAAAGCTAATGTGGATTACGTAAATAGGGTTTTACCTAAAAAATTTACGGATATAAAAAAAAGTGGTAGACAAATAATTGTTACTTTTTAATAATGCAAGGGGATATATCATCAGCGATAGATGAGATGGTTAAAAAGTTGCAAGTTAATACAGCAGCTTCAGCCAATTCACAACAAATGATTGAAAGGTACGTACAAGATGTAATTGATACGTATAACAATGCTATTGCCCAAAAAAAAGAAATTTATAGATGGGATTCCAAAACCGAAAGTTTATGGGATTATTTTAAAAAAATACAAAGAGAAAAGGAAAAGATTTATAAAGAACGTCAAAAAAGAAAAGATAATTTAGTGTTTCTTAATGATCAAATAAATCTTTATAAAGAAAAAGAAAATGATGCAATAAATAACAATAAGAATGAGTTAGGAAAAGCATTATTTAAAAGAAGAGTCCAACTAGAAATTGAAAAAGATGTTAAAGAGGCGATGGATAGTGTTGCCGATTCTGTTGAATCTGGTGCAAAAACTAAAAACCCTTATTTAGCCGCAATTGTTATTGGTGCTAAATTAATTTTTAGCGCAGCAAAAATGTTATTTAATGTAGCTGTTAGTATTGTTAAAATAGGTTTTTCATTTTTACAAAATGTTCTTGGTGCCGATATGGGTATTGGTGCTGTATATGAAAGGTTTTTGGAAATGCAAAAACTTGTTGGTAAGATTTCAGCTGATTCAGGTTTATTAGCTTCAGAATCTAAGCGGTTCTTAAATAATATGCCGACAATAATGAACGAGGTTTTAGATGTTGGTGGTAGTATCGAACAAGTTGGGGAAGCCTATGAGGGTTATAACAAATTAACAAATAGAAATAGAGTTTTTAGTGGTGTTGAATTTAAATCAATAATTGAGCTTGGTTTGGGTACTGGACTTGGTGTTAGTGCCGCTGGTGAACTTGTTGGTAATTTTGAAAATCTTGGTTATTCTTTAGACAGGACTTTAAAATTCACAGATTTTGTTAGACAAAAATCAATGGCTGTTTCTCAAAACCAAACAACAGTACTTAAAAAAACAAATGAGTTAATAACCGAATTAACTGGTTTTAATATAGAAAAGGGTTTAGAGGGTATGGTTAAATTAGTCCTTAAAACACAAAAAGCTAGAATTGATGTTAAAAAAAGTGTGGGTGCATTTAAAGACGCTTTTACCGACCCAGAAACAGCAATTGAGGCGGCTGCAACAGCTAGATTACTTGGTGGTAAATTTGCCACTTATTTTAGTGACCCTTTTATGTTGATGGCAAAAAGTATTGAGGACCCGTTACAATTAACGGCTGATTTAATGGAAGTTGTTAAAGGTAAAGCATTTAAAGGTAAAAATGGTTTTGAAATATTACCAGCTGATCGTGAATTAATTAGGGAGTTTGCAACGGCAATGAATCAAGATGCTGACGAATTATTTAACGCAGCAATTGAGGACGCTAAATATGAGGATAAAATAGAAGCTTTAAGAAAAAAAGGTATAGCAACATTTGGTTTAAATGATGACCAAAAAGATTTATTGACAAATCTAATGACAATGAATGAAGATGGATCTTATAGTATAAGGTTATCAAATGGGGTTATACAAAATTTATCTGAAACACCAAGTACCTCAGAAATATATGGTATCTTAAATCAAGAAAGAAAAAACGAACAGTCTGCGTTACTTAGAAAAACATTGGCAGAAAGGTTATCCATCGTACTTGATAGATTCTCAATTGGGTTTTCACAATTTTTTGTTGAATTAAATAACCTTTTTAATAACCATAACACAATTGGTGATCTTGATTCCTTAGCAAAGGACATAACAATTAACATGATTGATTTCATACACCAAGGGTTTTCTAACAATGGTTCTTTTCGTAAAGATGTGTTAGCGGGTTTTACTTTTGTAAAAAATATTTTTAGTAAATTATTTGATATATGGAAAGACCCAAACTTAACCATAGGTCAAAAAATTAGTGAGTCTGGTTCTTTAATTTTTTCTTTTTTTAAAGAAGATGTTTTACCATATATAACATATGTTGGTGGTATGGCAATTGAAGGTATAGGTAGTTTAATTAAAAGTGATACGGTTAAAGGTTATGGTTTAAATTTAAAAGCTAAATCCGTTTTATCTGCTGGTGAAAATAGTTTTTTAGCTAAAGAAGCCTTACCAGGTTTAATAAAAGATGTAAAAACATACAATGACAAATATGCTGATGATGAATCTGAAAAAATTAATTTAAATGATTTAACCAGTTTACAAACAAAAATTGAAGAGGCTAATAAAAAAGTTGTTGAAAATGAAAAAACTTTTAAAGGACTTAATACTGTACCAATACCTAGTTTTATGAATTATGGGCAAAGTTCTTCAAATGCAAGTGTACCGTTTAAAACAGATAATAATTTTGGTTTAAAATTATTTGATCCAAAAACACCTTTTGTTTTTGCAAATGGCCAGATAATGCAAGGTAGAAAAGATGACGCTGTATTATTTTTTGATGAAAAAGCTAATCAAATAGCTTCTGTAAAAAAACCAGTTGTTAAATTAAATTTAACAGGTACAATTGATATGACACAACATGATTTAGATGATGATGGTGTTAACGGTGTGAAAAATATTGTATCCAAACAAATAATAAACCAAATGGCCTATAATGCATAATAAAATAGAATGTTTAATATTTATAGTTAAGCAATAATCATTAAATTTAATATATGGCACAAGCAGATTTTTTCGGTAATTTAGACGGGGCGTTGAGTAAGCTTGATGCGGCTAAAAAAGCCAACATCATAACAGCACAACAAGAAGAAGACCACATCAATAAGATGTTGTCAATGTACGATGCTATAAACGCAAAAAAAGCCGCTGGAAGAGAATGGGATTTAAAAACACAAACCATTTACGAAAACATAAAAAGGTTTGGTAAAGAAATGGCTGAAGACGCTGAAAATCTTAAAAAAGCTAAAAAAGGTCTTAAGAAAACCGAAGTTGAAATCAAAACCATGGCTGAGGTTGCTGAGCAACTCGAAAAAAAAGGTAATAAAGCGGCCGCTGATTTAGTTAAAAAGAAAAAAGCACAATTAGAACTTGAAAAAGAAATACAAGAAGTAAATTACGAAACAGCTAAATCTTCAGTTAGCAGAATGGGTCAAGCACTTAATTTTTTTGGTAAAGTAGGTGGCACATTGGGTAATGTATTTGGTGGTTTATTTAACGTCTTTGGTAGTATATTAGGCGCTGCATGGGATATAGGTAAAGCAATTTTTAATATTATCTTTCCTATTGAAAGAGCCTGGAAATTATTCCTTGAAATGCAAAAAGTTGTCGGAGCATTATCAGCTGATATTGGGATGACGAAAAAAGAATATTATGCTTTATTAGATGCAATGCCAACAATATACAATGAAATACTTGAATATGGTGGTAAAATAGAAGACGTTGGTAAAATCATAAAAGGTTTTAGTGAAGATACTGGTAAGAATCGTATTTTTAGCACTAAAGAAATTACTGATATTGTTAATCTTGGTAATAGTACTGGATTGGCTGTTGAAGGCGCAACTAAAATGGTTGCTGAATTTGACAACTTAGGTTACTCTTTAGGGACAACACTTAAAGTTGCACAAAAAGGTAGAAATGAAGCGGCTAGATTTAATTTAAATCAAACAAAATTATTACAAACAACCACAGAAGTTGTTAAAGCTTTAACAGGATCTGGTTTTGGTAGAAGCGTTGAGGGTTTAACAAAATTGGCCGCTAAAGCTGAATCGTTGAGATTTAATTTAGCTGAGTCAATAAAATCATTTAAAGACGCTTTTTTTAGCCCAGAAAAGGCTGTGGAAGCTGCTGCTAAGATACAAGTACTTGGTGGTGAATTTGCTCAAATGTTTGGGGATCCATTCCAACTGATGTATGATTCGATGAATAATGCTGATGGTATGGCTGAAAAATTAATTAATTCAGCTAAAAATTTAGCTAGAAAAACAAGTAATGGTTTTGAAATACCAGCAGGACAACGACAAATATTAAGGGAAACAGCAGAAGCTTTAGGTCAAAATTACGATGAAATAGTTAACGCTGGTATTGAACAAGCTAAGACAGTTGATAAAATGAATACGCTAAGCAAAAGTGTTGGTTCTTTAATTGGTATTAGTGATGACGATCAACAAGCACTGGCTAATTTAATGACCGTAAATAAAAGCGGTCAATATGAAATTAAAATGCCTAATGGTATCAGTAAATTGGTTAGTAATATCACAAGTCAAGATGAATTAAAAAGTA